CTGCAATCACCTCCCCCGCCACCGCCACCGACTAACAGAACATCAAAGGTTCCGAACGGCCCACCTCCAGGCGTATTCTGGATAGTAAAAGTGCCACCCGAAGTAAATGTGTGTGAGCGATAGGTTGCGCCGCCCGAGGTGTAGTCTTGAGTCGTGCCGCCTGTGGCGACAATAACCCCGCTACCACCACCCGCCAGCACTGCATGAATCCCAGCCATCAGCTAAGACCCTGGCCTGTGATCACAAAGACGTTAGTGCCGACGCAAACAAGCGTAGCAAGGCCACGTTGCAGTAGAGTCCTATTGGCGTTTGCACCGTTGATCCAGTACATCGTCACGCCGCTAGCACGGGCAATTGTGCGGCTTGTTGCAGCGTTGTTGTAGATGATGACAGTATCACCAACTGAAAAGACGCTAGCAGGTACTGTGATTGTTCCTGTCGTAATGCTGATCATCCCGCCAACATCGGTCGCTTGGAGCGTATAGTTCGCGGTCTTGGCCTGATTCGGCAAAGTGCAAAGTTCATCCAATGCGTCTTGCACATCGGTGCTGGTCAACGCAACGGCAGCCGGGTCGTATGTAATTCCATCGGCTGATTCAACCGAATCCACTCGCCCTTCGACTTCATCAATGGCATCCTGCACATCAGTCGCGGTCAGGCCAGATGAACTGTTGTCGTAGGTCGTGCCAGCAGCAGTTGCGGCAGTTGAGATCTCGGTATCAGCAGAATCCCAATTGGCGTTGAGTTTCGTTCCCCAAGTGTCCTGGCTTGCGCCGACCTCAGGCTTAACGAAACTGTAGTTCGTCGTCGTTGCGTCGGCCATCAGTAGAACGCCACAATGTTAGTCGCGGAAGTGCCAGTCGAATACACCCGCTTGCAACGGATCGGGATAATTGAACCAGCCACAATGTCAACGAAAGTGACATCTGATCCTGCGATGGTTTGAACCTTGAGATCCCCAGCACCACCAACGTAAAGCGCCCGGACGTTGCCGGTTGGTTCGGTATCGCTCGGGGTAATTGCCGCAGCGTCATAGCCGGGGTCTGTCATTCCAACATTAGCCATTAGCCTAATCCTCTCACTTTCATGGTCAACCCTGAGCCGGAAAGCCTGGCCTGCTCAGATTCATCATTCAGCCGCGCCACTGCTGCGGAATAGAGTTGCGCCCACACTTGTAGCCTAGGGTCTTCAACCAAGTATGGCGCCGAGTGTAGCAAAGACCCGTACAGATAAATGTCAGGCGCATTGGTCAACAGCCAGTTGCTGGTATTGCTATCGGACAGCGCCGGAATCTTTGCCAGATAATCCAGCGTCAAGGTGTAGGTGTCATCTGGTGTTGGATAAAGCTCTAGTTGGCCTGCGGTGTGCGCGTAGTATCGAGGCACCCCACCAACGTCACTTGCGCCTGTGCGCTTGTCCTGCATCGCCTGGCGACTGATCAGATCCAGTGTCGCAGGCCCACTGCCGGTTGCCACTGACAAGCGAATTGTCTCGATCCAGTCTGCTGGTAGGTTTTCAAGCTGCGCGTCTGCGCTGATTGTGGTACTGGCTTCCATCCGCCAATGCCGGACATCGCGGCTGATCTGTGCCTCAGCCAACTGAATGAAGGTAGGTGCAACCGAGGTCAAATCGTCGCGGTTGAGGAAGTCGCCGATAGCGGTTTGCAGGGTTGCATAGCTTGTGATGCTCATTTCTTCACGCTCTTCTTACCCGAACAACCCCACGCCGCACGCCTGACCTTAACCTTTGGAGTGCGCTTCTGGCTGACAGTTCGCGCACAATAGGCGTCACCGCGCTTAGTCCCAGGGTGCGACACCCGCCGATGGGTCTTACCCTCACTATCTTTGTAGGTGGTGCCATCGGCATACTTGCGCTTTGCTGGGACTTTCTTCTTCATCGTTTCTTTTTTGCCGTCTTGGCTGACTCTTTGAAAGCCTTAGAAGTTGGTGCGCCTTTACTACCAGGCTCGCGCATCTTCTCACCAGATCCGCCCTTGATGCGCTTGCGCTTGGCGTGAATGTTTGAGTAAAGACCTTTCTTGGCCATTACTTGCGCTTGCCTTTCTTGAGGCATCGACCAGCAGCCATACATTTTTTCGGAGTCGTGCAGGATTTACAGGGTTTCATCAGTCGATACCTCAATCATAGGTTGGATTTTCTTCGGACGCCCAGGGCCACGTTTAGGCAGCTTGGGCTTCGGTGGGTTCTGGCACTGCTCAGCGAGAGCGCACTGTCTCTTGGTCTGGCAACCCTCGCAAGCCTTGAAGGCCATGATCTTTTGCATGAGTTTTGTTGCCATTAAGCGATTCCCCTCAGATTTCGTTTCAGTGCGCCAGATTTACCCCAGTCATCGGTGATTGTCGCAGATTTCTGGAAAATTGCCACAAGACCAAAAGCGTCAGCCGCGTGGCTGCTCCAATCATGATCGGGGCCGAGGCCAATAGCGCGAACCTCATCACGTCTTTCGTGATACCAGCCGAGGGCTTCTCTGCCGCCTTCGGTAGTCTCGGCATTGAACCGCATCGACGGGAAAGCCTGCCGCACTGCATCAATGCGCTGAAGTGCTGCGCCCTTGCCTTGGTTCTTGACGATCTCGACTTGGAAGCCTGCCTGGCGCAAATAAGACTCTGGCGTCACTGCAAAGACCGCATCGTGCTTAACGCCATCATGCGGCAGGACGCAGATCGAATCACCATAGCCATTGGTGCGCAACCAATTAACGTGCGCGTCGAAAGGCTGCCCCACTGCCTCGTAGTAATCCAAGACCCTGATCTCAGTCCCAATGTACTGAACGATCCAGATCGAGGTTGCGTCAGACTTGCCCGAGGTTCCGCCAATGTCCCAACAGGCGTGGTACGCCATCAACGGGTCAGGGGCAACGTGAGCAATGCGGCCTTGAAGCTGCGCGTCTGTCAGATGCCTGGCGTAGTACGCGCCTTCCAAGACGGTGGCGTATTCGCCTTCCCAGATGTGACCGTAACGCTCAGGTGTCACATCTAGGCAGTCCCTGCGCTCCTGCTCCAGTACGCCAGGGAGCCATGGGTTGTCAGACCAATTCGCCCGAACCACTGCCGAACCAGTCGGCAATTTGTCACCGCGCAGCATCATATCTACTGGATCGGTGGGTCTCATCGGGTTCCAGCTAAACCACAACTCAGATCCGTCTTTGCGAATCGTCGGCCTCAATAGCGTCATCGAGCGATCACTGAGTGATTGCGCTTCTTCCACCCAGGCCCGATCAAATCCTTCCAGGGACTTGATTGAGTCCGAGGTGTGATCTTGCATGCCCTGAAAGATGATAATGCCGTCACCGGGGGTTTCGATCACTTCCCGGTAAACCTTGAAGCCTTGCGCTTCACCCAGACCGAAATCCAGCAGTTTATCCTCGATCAGCTTCTTGGCTGATTGCTTTAATGACTTCTGCACTTCACGAATACAGGCAACGCGAGCGCCTTTGATTCGCAAAGCATCCTCGACCAATAGACCAGCGAAGAAATGCGACTTACCAGATCCACGACCACCCCACGCGCCTTTGTAACGCGCTGGCTCCAATAGCGGGAGGAAGATACCCGCTGTCGGGATTCGGAGTTTATTAACTGTCCCCGTTGCCATTTGGATTCACGATCACGCGCTCGATAACCTGGGGAGTCATGCTACCGTCAGATGATGTGTGGTCTTGCTCAACCTTGTCTTTCCACTCTTCCTGGCTTCGATTCTTCACGCCAAAGATTGCCGCGCTGGCGTTTCCATCACCAGTCGCCGCCACCTGGCGCAAAGTGCGTTCCCATCATGCAGTGCCTGCCGCTTGACCAGCCTTTACGGCATCAAAAAACTCTGGATGAGCGTCCATCCAGTTATAGACAGTTTGCAACGACACGCCTATAGAACCCGCGAAGGCTTTTGTGCTGTAACCATCAGCCATGTATTCCCTAGCCTTTTGGCAATACTCAGGCCGGTATTGATTTGGCCGTCCACCAGCCATCGTCTTCTCCAATCAACAAATAAAGCCCAACTCTCGCATGGGCAATCGACCGGCTCACAGCCCCAAGGAGGTCTTAAAGCAAAAACTGCGCCAGTTGCGGTGGTTTTCGCAGACACCATCCGCTGGTCTGTCACATCACCCTATCGCAGATCAGATTATGCCACATAACTCAACTGTCAAGGATTGACGGTCTAGCTGCGCGTCCGATACGTCACCCAATCCCTAACAGTGGGCCAGGGCACCTCTAGCTTCTCTGCGATCTTCGCGTATGTCAGCCCCGCCTCGCGCAGTTCACGCGCCAGCCAAATGGTGTTGTCATCTTCCTTCGCGTTGTGGTGGTCCTGGCCGATTCGGTGGCCGGTAGAATTACGCCTCATCGTCAAATCTCCCCATCGCAGTTTCAACGCACAGCATCCAAGCGCCTCGGCCAATATGCCACTTTCTCATCTGCGCCCGGTCATTGTCGTCAATCTCGCCTTGGGCCATCGACTCCAGTTCTTGGTAGCTATATCGATCCAGTAGATAATCGACGAAGGTTCGCTGTATCGCATCAACAACTTGCTCAAGGTGTGTTGTTGGCATATACCACATCGTTTT